GACGAAGAACTTCTTGCCATCAGGCACGAGGGTGGCCAGGGCCTTTGCGCCCGTGGTGTAAAGCACCTCGGGGTTGGTCGTCAGCGCGGCATTGTCGGCCTGCACCAAGGACACGTTCAGGGTGGCGGCGCCCGCAGCGGTGAAGGCCTGGTCGACCTGCACATAGAAACGAAGACGCTGGCCACGGCCGAAGCGCAGGCCAGTCATGGCCACCACATCGGTCGAGTTGGCGGTCGCGGTGATCGCCTGTTGATCCGAGAACGTCAGTTCACGATCCGTAATCATTGCTCTGTTCCTCTAGATAGAGCGGAAAGGGAAACAGCCCCCGGCGAACCGGGGACCATCACGATCAGACGACGCGCGCCTCGTCGACGTTCAGACCATCCAGACGGCGAACCGGGATCTGGCCGAAGGCGGTGACGCGCTGGCCGCCAATCTCGGTGAAGCCCATGAAGGTCTTCTTGGCGAAGTTCGTCTGACGGCGCGCCCAGGTGGCCAGTTCGCGCGGCAGATAGAACGTGGCGTTGACGCGGTTCAGAACGTCGTTGCCGGCGCCGAGACGTTCTTCGGCTTGGATCATCAGATCTTCGATCCAGGCGCCGCCGTTGACGGGATCGAGGTTCAGCGTGTCCAGGTCGATGTTTGCGATGCGGACGACATAGCGCGGGTCAGCGATCGACAGACCCACGTCCCACGACCAACGGTCGCGGTAGCCCAGGTAGGTCGCGCCGGCCGTTTCGCCGTCTTCAATCGGGTCACCGATCGGATAGCCGTCAGCTGCCAACTTGACGTTGGTCGTCTCGTCGAAGTGCTGCAGGCCCATGTGGTCGTTCTTCGGAACCATGCCCGACACATAGTCTTCGTGCCAGCCGACCAGAAGGATCGAACGCAGGTTCGAACCCGTTCCGCCCGCCGAAATGACCTGCTCGTTGGCCAGCTCGTTATAGCGAGGCATGAAGCCCGTGAACTTGGTGTCATCGACGAACTCGTTCCCGTACAGGAGGCAGTCGACGAAATCGTCGTGCATGCCTTCGATGTGCGGGATGCCCTGACGGCGGCGATACTCAGCCGGATTGCCCGACATGATCGCCAGCTTACGGTCGACCGAGCCGCGCTGTTCCAGGAAGGCCGCGGTTTCGTCCTTGGGACGCGAGGCGCCCTTGGTCGGCAGAACGCCCTTGTTGATCCGGCGCCAGGTCGACTTCGGCTTGCTGGTGCGGACAGACACGCGGTCCCCGGTCAGCAGGTTACCGCGCTTCCACGCCATATCGTCCATGATCGGGGCGGCGCGTTGCAGCACTTCCGCGATCTGGACGGCCGAACCGTCGGGGTTCTGATCGTTGACCAGATCCGTGAGGCTCAGAATGCTTGCATTCCGAATACCCATGACATTCCTCCTATCGCCTCACGGCGTATGAGCTTCAAAAAAGGCCCCTAGCGTCTCACGACGTATGGACCGGCTTTACCCCCGACGCTGTTCAGGCGGCAGGAATACGTCGTCATACATCTTGTGACCGCGCTTCTCTTGAGCGGCCTCCGACGTATGAATAGTGCCTTCCCCAATCTCAGCGCCGGCCTTCGCAAGGGCCTTCACCAGAGCAGGATAGTTGCCAAGGCCGCTCTCGTCGAGGAAGTCGCGGCCTGGGTTGTCGCCCGGCTTCGCGCCCTTCGGCCCGAAATAGCGGTCCATGAACGTGCCGGCCAGCTGAACCGTCTTGGCGTAGTTGGCGCCGCCGATGTCAGGGTCGGCCTGAACCTCAGTCGCCCATTGCGCCACCAGAGTCGCACGGTCGTCGTCGATCTTGGTCAGCGCCTGGGCGTTGGCGCGCTCCGTCATGCCAGCCAGGACCGGGCCGAACTTGTCAATGATCGCTTGCGCCTTCTCAGGCGTGTCGGCGCCCAGCTCGCGCAGGATCGGCGTCGCCTCGTTCAGCGCAACCTCATCCAGAGCAGCGAATCCTTCCGGCGCCTTCAGTCCTTCGAACGGTTCAGCCGACGACTCAGCAGGCTCGCCGCCTTCGCCCTTGTCACCATCATCAGCAGGCGGGGCATCGGCATCGCCAGGAGCGTCAGCAGCGCCATCGGCGGTAGGGGCGGTAGGGGCGGTAGGGGCGTCGGTCGAGGCGCCACCCAGGATACTCGCGGCGGGGGCGGCGTCAGCGGCGGGCGCATCAGTGGGCGGGTTGACGACTTCAGCCGTGACGGCGGCAGGCGCCTCATTCGGGTCGGTCGTCGATGTCGTTGTGTCGGTCATTTTTCGCCTTCTCTAGTGATTTGGTGCGCTCAACCATCAAGGCGACCATGATCGTAGGATCTTCGGCCTCAAGGTCTTTCAGCATCGCCAAACCAAAGGCGCGGAATCCAGCAAGGTATTGCGTGGACCCCTCGTGCGCGTGGAAGGTCGGGTCTAAGATGCCAGCGCGAAGCAGCTCTGACAAGAGCCATCTTATGAAAGCGGGGTTGTTTGATAGGGTTTTCCTATCGAGCCGGGCTTGAGCCTCGATCGTCTTGCGAAACCGATTGCCTGCAACGCGCTCACGTTCACGCGCATCGGCCAGATCAGGATCGAGATCCTGGTACGACCGATCAATCGGATCAAACTCTCGCGACATCACACCCCCGGCTGCAGGAAGCCCTCAAGCAAAGAGCTTCCACCCACATCCGTCTTAGACAGCAGTTCGGCGCCTTGAGCAACGTCCTTCAGCGCCGGGGCCATCGCCGCCATGCGCTCCGACTGCTCTTGCTGGGCGCGCGCCTGACGATCGGCCTGCACATCCTCGACCGCCCGCAGGGTCTTGGCCGGAACGCCGACCCGCTCCCAATAGTCGCGAACCAGATCGTCGAAGTCGATGTTGTCGAGGATCGTCGGGACCGAACCGGCCAGGTTGCCGGCGAAGCCGACGGCGCGCTCAATGCCGGCCAAGCCGATCATGCGCTGGGCCTGGGCCAGAACCGACGTGAACTTGATCTTGATCTCGCGCCCTTGCAGCTCATCCGGCACGGGCGGCAGCATCCCCAGCTTGGCGCACATGTCGAACGCCTGCATGACGATGACCGACAGCTTCTCGACCTGAACGCGGTCGACGACCGGACCCAGCTGCGAAAGCTGCTCCTCGTGGCGCCGAGCGATCTCTTCGATGTTGCGCGGCTGAACGCCCTGCATCTGAGTGATCGCCATGAACAGCGGCTCATAGAAGCCCTCGCTGATCGCGCGCGCCGTGCGTTGGTCGATGTCCGACGCGATCACGGTCACCGATTGTGGGTCCATCGTCCAGATCGGTTGCGGACGCGCCGACAGATCGGTGGCCGCGCTGAACGTGATCGACCCAGGAACCAGACCGCCGCCGTTCTCCATCGAACCCACGGGCGCCGACAGCGCCGGCCGGGTCAGATAGTCCATCGCCGCTTGCAGGCGCATTTCCTGAAGCTGGATCTTGCGCGCGTCTGGCAGCACGTCAAAGCCCGGCCCGGTGCCGTAGGCGTTCAGGCCTTCGGTTTCCCAGCGCGGGGTGTAGAACGGTTTGCGGTCGAAACCTTCAAACGCCAGGATGCCCGCGTCGCCCTTCACGCTGTCGGCGCCGGCCTCCCAATAGATCGAGCGGAAAGGCTTGTTCGTGCGGTCGATCTTGCCGTACAGCCGCTCTTCGTTCGGTTCGATCGCATGCATGATCGGCACGATGTCTTGCAGCTTGTTCTTGTCGTAGGCGTCCTGAACATTCTTCGACAGCTTGTCCTTGCCGAAGCGCGACACAGCCTGACCGACAGTCATGGGCGAATGGCGATAGAGCGTGTCGATCCGCAGGCCGTCGTCGCTCCCGATCCAATACTCACCCCAGGTCAGGGGATAGGCCACGGCGCCGTATTGCCAGTGAGGAACGAATAGGCCCGCCTCCGATCCATACAGGGCGTTCTCTTTGTAGCCCGACTGCATGGCCTGATAGATATTGGTCGACGCCAGAAAGTCGGTGACCACCGTAGTCGCCGTGTCCAGCCATTCCTTAACCGACTGATAGGCGCTCGTCTCAGTGTCGGATTCGTACTTGAACCATTGCTGAGACGGCGAACTCATCCCACTTGACATGCCGTTTGACAAGGTTCGGTGCGCGCGCAGGGCGTGACTGTTGAACAGGCGGTTGTTCGCCATGCCGCCCGTCGAGGACGATGGTCCGTTGCCTTGCCGCCCGTTGCTGTTCTGGCGCGATCGACCGGACTGGCCAGAGACATACGGCGAGAGGAAGCGCAGCGTGAACCGCGCGACTTCCTCGTTCCCCGCCTCCCACGGCTTGCGGTGCGCCGCCAAGCCGGTGCGGTTCTGCTCCAGCTTCTCGCGGAGATCCTTGCTCGTGATGTTGGCCACGCCTATGCCCCCAATACGGTCTTGCCGGCCGTCGGCGCCGAACCCATGCCGTTCGGATTGGTCAGGATCATCGAGGCGATCGAGGACCGGCGAAGCGCCTGGTCTTGCGCCTGGGTGGCGATCGACGGGCCGTCAGGCATTCGAGGCGCCTGACGCGC